GTACGAATCCAGTGTTCCAGATGCTGTTGGAGGCCCTCACGAGTGATCTTGTCCTGTTCACGTCGTATGGCCTCCTCCAAGCGTCTTATCTCGGAATGTGCAGTCTTATGCCTATTACGGTCGTTCCTGTGTTTCCTCATTTTTCCTTGTTAAGGATGTTTTTATATTACTACGCTTGATCGTAGAACGGGATAACCCTCAAAGTTCCACCAATTTTGATCTTGATGTAACCTGTCGGTTGTCCAGGTAATGCATTGGCACCACCCGCTGATCCAACAGTTGTCTGTGTGTCGGTCCTGATGTCCAAGTAACCTGTTCCGTCTGTGTCTAACTGCAAGTCAGCGTTTGAATTATGTGTTGTTATCTTGTTGTCAGTTATAGATATTTCTTCAAGCACAACCGACCCTGTACCAATTGTTTCAAGCACGATGTCTGCGTTAGTAGACGCCGCCATTATTTTCGCACCGGAGCCTAGCAATATCTGTGTGTTTGCGAAAAGTGTGCTGGCAGTAAGTGTACTAGGCACTGACACGTTAGAACCACCTATAGTGACCGAACCTGTGCCGTTTGGATTTATGTTAATTCCGCCATTGCTGTTTGTAGCAATTATACCATTTCCGTTGATAGAAATATTATCAATGTCCAACTGCCCTGTGATGCCAACATTTCCTGTTATTGTTTGCCCGACAGTGGTCATTGCTTTTTTCACGTCTACTACACCTGAACCGTTTGCACTCAATTCAAGATTGGCATTTGAAGCCAATGTTGTGACAGTGTTGTCCTTGATTCTCACACCCTCTGCATCTAGTTGACCCGTGATTGTGTGAGTTCCGATCGTTGTTATGTCCGCGGTAGTCAATGTTCCAACCACTGTTGCGTTTGCAAGTACTTTTACTGCTCCTGTGCCACTGCCGTCTAATTCTAAATCTGAGTTCGAAGCATTGGCCTTGATAGCGTTGTCATCTATTGTTACACCATCGATTGCGATAGCACCTGTCATGGTCGCCGCATTAATTGTTGGATTTGTCAGTGTCTTGTTTGTAAGTGTCTGCGAACCTGCCAGTGTTGCCACTGTGCCGTCGATCGCGATAGTCACTGTGTTGGACGTTCCTGCTGTCGTAATACCGGTGCCCCCAGAGAACTGTAAACTCTCTGAATCTAGGTCTATTGATAAAGTTGTTGAATCATCACAGGCAAAGTCTAGGTCCTGTGCCGTCACCTGTGCGTCAACGTATGCCTTGATTGACTGTTGTGTGGCCAGTTGTGTTGCACTGTCTGTGCCTAGGTTGTCTTCATCCAAGATACCTGTGACTGTTGCACCTGTTGCCAGTGTCAAACTCGTTGCCAAAGTGGCCGCACCAGTTACATTAATTGTTCCTGTTGTCTGAATATTGTCTGCTAGAGTTATTTGTGTAGAATCATTTGAACTGATCTGACTACCATTTACTGTGATTGACCCTAGGTTGATGTTTCCTGTGCCGTTTGGTGTTATGGTCACATTACCATTCGTTACACCTGTTGTTATCGCAAAGTTGTTTACGTCTAGATTTGCATCAAGTGTGTTGATGTCATTGTCTGTACCGTAAAGTTCTACGAAGTTGTCGTTTATCTTGTCAAATGCTGTTCTTAACGGATCACCTGTGCCGTCGTTTGCACTTGATCCAATGTTGATGTTCTGTCTAGCCATACTTTATATTAATCCTTTTTGTTATGGGTATTTATTGTAAATTCTATAAACCTAATGTAATTATTATAGGTCTATCAGTGTTCTTTGGAATTTGAACACAGTGCTATCACTGGTAATATTTGTTGCCAACAACCTTACATTGCCGTTATTGACGTCTGCTGTGAACGTGCAAAGAGGATCTGTGTATGAAGTGGTTGATCCAAACACAGTCAGGTAGGCTTCTATGGTGCTGTCCGCACTTGGACCGTGTACCAGGTTTGCCTCCACTATTTCAAATCTACTGTTTGTGGCATCTGATATGGATATGAAGTATTTCGCACTCCTGTAAGTGCCTGAAGCAAATGAATCTATTTGTGTTGTGGCGGATGATGCCACTGTTGTGCTATTGTCATTGATGTCTGAGTGGTTCAATGTCGCAGTTGCTGTGGCGAAACCTAGGTTGCCACTTCCGTCCGTCTTCAACAGTTGGTTGGCACTACCATCTGATGTTGGAAATTTGAAACCACTTACCGAAACTGTGCCTGAGCCATTGCCTGATAGTTCTAGATTGGCATTTGACGCATTGGTTGAGATTGTGTTGTCCGTTATTGTCACCCCATCTATCACCATAGAACCGTTGACTGTCAATGTCGTAAAGGTTCCAGCGGCAGGCGTTGTGCCACCGATCACAGTGTCGTCTATTGCTCCACCATTGACGTCCGCGTTGGCGATGATTACACTGCCTGTGCCCGATGCTGAAAGCACTAGGTCCGAGTTGGATTGTGTTGTCGTGATCTCGTTGTCTGTGATAGAGATTTGGTCATCTATAACAATTTTAGTTGCCGTCACTGATCCTGTGCCACTGGGTGCCAGCACTAGGTCATCATTGCTACGATTGGCTGAAATGTTGTTGCCACTCACTGTTATATCACCAGAGAACAACGGAGATTCATACAATTCAGTGAACATGGTGTTCACATTTTGCATGGCGCTTCTCAGAGTCTGTCCATCACCTGTGTTGGCGTTTGTGCCCACGTTTAAATCTATTCTTGCCATTGTTATACCTTGATAGGTCTCCTCACAAATTTTATTACCTGGTTGTTACTGTTATTTACTGTTCCTCGCAATCTTACGTTGCCGCCCGAAACATCTGCTGAGATATCCACTGAATCGTATATGGATGATCCATCTCCTGCACCATTCGATGCCCCACCTGTGATGCTGATGTATGCAGTTGAACCGTCGTGTGTGACGTTTGCGTCCACCAGTTTATACCTGTCTGCGGTCGCGTCAGAGATCTGTATGTGATACTTGGCACCCCTGTATGTGGATGTGCTGAAAGAATCTATGGTCTGTGTTGCGGAGTTTCCGGTCAGGGTCGCTGTGCCATCGTCGATCAGGGTAGAATCAAACAGGATAGGTGATGTGAAGAATGACAGTTGTCCACTGCCGTCAGTCTGTAACACCTGGCCTGCAGTTCCACCTGAATTGGGAAGTGATATACCATTCATGTGAACATTTCCAGTACCACTCGCTTTCAATTCTAGATCGCTGTTGGATGCGTTGGCAGATATCGTGTTGTCATTCACAGTGACTCCGTCGATGACCAATGCTGAGTTGTTGTAATCGAGTGTTGAGAAAGTGGCCGCCGCCGGTGTGCTGGCACCTATGACCGTGCCGTCTATGGCTCCACCATTTATGTCTGCAACGGCAGTCTGTATAGTGCCCGTTCCTGATGCTGTGAGAACCATGTCTGCGTTAGAGGTGTTGGTCCTTATCTCATTGTCTGACATCCTGATCGTGCTGTCTATCGTGAGATCTGATATCTTCACTGTGCCTGTTCCGTTGCCCGACAAAACTATGTCTGAGTTAGAAAGTGTTGTGCTGATGTTGTTGCCTATGAAGTGAATCTGTGATTCTGCCGAACTTGTGGCGTACAACTCCGTGAAGTTGTTGTTGATCTTTATACCGGCTCCCCTGATGGTATCGCCCGTGCCGTCATCCGCCTGCACTCCGATGTTGATTACTTCCTGGGCCATTTATTATCCTGCCGAAACTTTAAGAGTACCTGAACTGTTCCATAACTGACCTGCGTTGCTTGGATCACTAGTTGGCAGGTTTGCCATCATAATTTTAACCGGTGTTATAGCGACCGCACCTGTACCATTTGCTGAAAGGGTAAGGTCTGCATTGGTTGTCAACGTTGACAAAGTGGTGTCTGTAAAGAGCACTTTGTCGATCTCTACTTTTCCTGTGCCGTTTGGCTGTACCTTAACGTCTCCATTTGTTATGGATGTGGTAATAAGTCCTGTATCAGGGTCACCAACGATCTGATAAACCTCTTCGAAGTTGGTGTTTACCTTGTTCATAGCGGTACGTAAGGTATCGCCTGTTGATGGATTTCCTGCTGTTCCTGTGTCTATGTTTAATCTTGCCATAATGTGTTATTCGTATTTATTAAATAGTAATATGTTCATAGAAACCCTTAAAACGATGAAGTTGTACAAGAGGGAGAGCAAACTGGGTACAATGCACAACTACCACAGGAAGAACCTGATCTATGTGTTCAAATGTGATGCCTGTTCTGAGACATTCATGAGACCAAAGTCAAAGGTAGATCCAGATCGTGCTTCAAATGATTACAAACACGTGTGCAGTAAATGTGATTCCAAGAAGTTCGCCCAAAGCGTGGGTGTCAAGATGCGTAAGGTGTATCAGTTGGACGCCAGCAGTACCAAGACCCTATAACTTTTTCCATCGGATGTCATCACGTTGACCACTCACCCATCTCTGCAGGTCAGCGTAGATTCCACACTTTATATTTGGTTGATCGAAGTACCAACGCAGGAACGGATTGCCCTCTAGGTATTCCTTGCGATTTATAAAATAGAAATTAGTTCCGGGAAACTTGCGGAATGTTTGCCTCAGTTGGTACATCCATTCGTACTTGAGGTAGGCCTTCATGCTTTCACGTCCTGGATAGTTGATAGAATCCTTGTATATGTTGTTCTGTATCCTGCTGGGTGTGTCCATCTCCCACTGCTGGGCACCCAATATGTCAAAGGCCATGATAATGATGTTTTTGATTCCTGATTCAGCCGCCATCAGCACAGCACTGCAACCAGAGCCTCTGGCAGTGGAGAAGTCTTTGGTCTTTATCTTTCCACCTTTCTTGATGTTACCACCACGCCATACTCTGTATATCTTCAGTCCATCAGGCACGTCTGTCTCCTTGTCACCTTCACAGATGTAGTTCCATTTG